TCTAGTAACTTTTGATTTTCAACGTATCGTTTAGCGTATGTCTTTGCTTCTTCCAAACTTTCAAAATTATCTTGTAGTTTGTGACCATCGATGATCAGCGAGTAATCCTTATTGACAGTTACAACACTGTCATAGCAAGTGTATTTGTCCAGCACTCCGAGACTTTCGAAGAGTTTGGATCTTAACTCGCTAAAAGGTTTACTCATTACTTTCTGTGGTTTCTTGTGATGCAAACATATTGGCTGCAACATCTTGACGCATAGCATCTAGTTTAACAGAAATTTTCTCTGCCATGGCAGCATTAAATTGTTCTTCTGTGCCAACTGCACTACCTGTTGCGATTGCGTCAATTAAATTTCTTACTGATTCACTCATTGCGATGCTCCATCTTGTTGTTCATCGGGTTGCATGTTCATTGATCCCCGAGCAGCATTACGTTCCTGTTGGTCAGCTTGTCTCTCAGCAATCTTTTCTTTTTCTTCTTCGATCTCTTTATCGATCTCTTCAATGTCGTCTTCAGACTGACGTAAAACATTTCTACGAATCCAATTTTCAGAGTAGTACTTACTTGTGTAAGGCTCTACCAACTGTAACTGATTCAAACGACCTGTTAAAATCTCAGAGTCTTTAACTTCTGAGTAATAATTATCTTCGATAAAGTCAAAACGAATTTTCTTTGTCATCTCTTCCCACTCGTCTGCACGAATGATACCCTTTGCGATTAACTGAACACGAAGGACATCAAGGAATAGATATGAAAATTTCTTACGAATACGTTGGATGAACTTATTAAACTTAATTTCATCACGAGTAATTTCTGACGAGCGACCCAGATTGAACGACTGGTCTGGGCGAAGTCTTGTGATAGGTACATTCAATGCTTGGAACAACTTGTTCTGGAAATACTGAATGTCTTCAATTTGTCCCAGAGTTTGTCCACCTGGTAAGGTAGTAATTTCAGTACCCTTGCCACCTTCTCTTCGTGGCATCCAGAAGTCTTCCATCATGGACATATGCTTACGATCGTCACGCACTTCGCCAGTGGTTGCATCATAAACTACTTTATTTCTAAACTTATTCATAATATCATTGACGTATTGTTCTGCCTTTACTTTTGGCAGATTACCAACATCAATGTAAAAAATTCTACGTTCTGGAGCACGAGATATACGGTAGATGACCAATGCATCTTCCATCATCTTTAGTTGGTTAACTGGCTTAATTGCTTTATGCAAATAAGATAGAACCATTCCAGTGTTCTGATCAATACGACCAGAAGGAATAAACACTACTGAGTCAAGAGACATCTTTACACCTTGCATAGTTTGCTCGGTAATGCCTTTGTCATTGTACAGGTAGTATTCCTCTACAGACTTAACTAACTCAACACCTTTATCAGACTTTGCCTTTTCGACATGTTTGATACGGCGAATTTTACGTGGATCAATAAAGCGTAGTTCTTGAACACCCTTTTTGGCATTACTAGGATCTACCATAATGTTAAAGAACAAACGACCATCTACATACCATTGACGAAATAGGTCATGACCTCTGTTGTCAAAGTCTAGTAAATACAAGACTTGTTCAAACTCTTCACGAATTTTTTTCTTGATATTATCAGGAACTTTTAGATCGTCAAGAACTATTTCAATTGGCTGCTTATCTTCTTGAGCGATAATTGCTTCATTAATAATATCCTCAATTGCTGAATCACAATCAGCATACTGAGATATTTCTCTGTAACGACGGATAAGGTCATTCTCGGTCTTGATAACTCCCTCAAGATCCATGACCATACCATAGTGTGCAGCTGCTGCGTTAACAACAGTTGCACCATCATCATAGGAAGGAGAAACTATCGATTGTAGTTCCTTTTCCTGTTTACGTTTTATCTCAAACCCAAAAATCTGCATTATGTATTACCCTCGAAAGGGTTCTCCCGATTAGATTGGGAAAGAACCGATTGGTGTGTTGATCGTTGTATTAACGCCGAAACCACCATTAGCGCCAGTTGCTGTATTAGAAGTCCAGTAGTTGTAATAGAATGTTACTGGGAATGTTTCAATTGCATTCACTGTATCATAATCTAATTCAATTGTTCCAATTTCAGTTGGATAAGCGTCTCTGAAACTGTAAGACTTGACAATAGCACCATTGCGATCCAATTGATTAACTATTAAGTCAACCTGATACGCAGTTGGATTTGTCAATCCAGTTGTTCCGATTAAATTCTGAACACCATTTGACCACTGCTCAAGAGCATTACGCATATTGAAGTTTGTGTCGTTATAGATCTGAACTGACCATGGTGCGAAACTGCGCTCACCAGCGAAGTTTATTGCACGACCACGATATTGAACAGGGATATTCTCAACAGTAGAAGCTGGTAGTTGAGCAGATTTGCAAAGGAATTGTCCTTGCTGTCCTGCTACGACGCCCAGTGCAACGTAAGTAGGGAATGTTAGTTGCACGGAAAACTGGTTGGCACGTGCACCGCCACCAGTCATCTGTGCTTTAAAATCAGCGATATTTGCCATGTTAATTATCTCCTTGAGGCATTTTGTTCTTTATATTTAGGTAGGATCCGAAGATCCTTCCCGTATAATTAAGCACCTACCTCATTGAAGCTGATCGAAGAACGAGCAGCAACAAAGTTGAGGGTGATGAAGTTGATAGAACGATTTGGTTTAATGAAGATATCGGCAACGAATTCGTTACGGTCAATAACTTCACCAGTGTTGTTTGTATCATCACACTTAACTCTAAAGTCTGTGATACCACGGCGACCCTGAACGTCACGTAGGAATGGCTCGATCAAGTTCTTGAATTGAGCACGAGTAAAGCCATCGTTGAATTCGAACAATTGGAATTTAGCTGCAGTTGCAACAGACTTCTCAAGAACGATAAACAAACGACGCACGTTAATGCGATCAAATGCACTTGGAGCAGCCAACAGCGTTTTATCTCCGAACAAAACAGTACCTTGTCCTGGGAAAGCAACTACTGGGTTAACACCCTTCTTGTACAGTGTGTCACGATCTGTTTTACTTGGGTTGTATGCCAAACGAACAACATTCTTAACCTGACCACGATTCAAACCACCTGGAGAGAACCATGGGTCATTAGTGTAGTCGGTACGAGCGCACAGACCAGCGATATCACCATTCAATGGAATATAACAGTAAGCGTCATTGTAACGATCATACTGATATTTGTAACCAGAGTCAAGAACAGCGTATGATGTGCTTGGTAGTGTGTCACGATAAGCAGTCATTTTTGCTGAACCAGTAGAACCAGTTGCAGTAATAATTGATGAATCAGAAGTGTCAATAGGAGAAGCAAACACGATACAGTCTTTACGTACTTCAGCAATATTGTTGATGATGTAAGTAACTGTTGCAGCGGTAACACGACCAGCAGGGATCAATGCAATGTCATACAACTCATCGTTGGCAAACAACGCAAAACCTTCTTGGTAGTTACCTTGAGTAGCTGCGAAATCGTCAACGCCACCGATAAGTGTCAATGTACGTGCAGTTGCAAGAGTTTCATATGTAACTCCAGCAGCAGCAGTGCCCCATGTTGTTAATCCAACTGGGTGATCAGTCCACCATAGGTAACGTGAATTTGAATTGATTACGTTTTTGTAGTAATTGTTGGTGCCGTCAGATTTGCGAGCATCAGATGCTTTAGAAACAAAAGAATATTTCTCAAGTACAGAACCAGCAGTACCTGTCCATGCACCTAAACTATCGATAACGATAATGTGCATTTCATCATTGCTACCACCAACAGATGATGCAAAGGAAGAAGTTCCTGGTGCTGCATCAAAAGAATCTTTATATTGCCATGCTGAGAAAGAACTGCTATCAGCCACAGAGAATGACAAGGAATTGCCAAGAGTTCCTGGGAATTTAGCAGCAAAAGGACCAACTGTTAATTGACCATCTTGTGCAACTATTTGATAGTCAGCAACATTCTTGATTTTTGGTGCAGTCAATGTTTGAATAACTGCAGTAAAGCTAGCACCAGTTCCTGGGGTAGCGTTTGTATCAGTTATCGTGATAGTTGGTGCAGATGTATAACCAGTTCCTGGGTTTGAGATAGTAATTGAAACTTCTCCTGCGCCAGTTACGAAATTTCTGGTATATGTTAAACCAGTTGGAGTTCCTGCAGTAGTAACAATTGCAGTACCAGCATCAGTTAAAGTGAAACCAGTTACAGAAGCACCAGAACCAGTAATAGCAGAAATTGTATAAACTTTTCCAGTTGTGTAACCAGTGATAGTACCAGTGCCACCAAGTGTACCAGTAATAGTAACTGTGTTACCAACCACTAGTGTTGTTGCGGTACAAGTGAATTGACCAGCAGTACCTGCAATAACAACACCTGATACTGCTGCTGTTGTTGCGGTACCAGCGGCAACGCTAACAGTTCCTGTTGCACGAGTACCACCAGTTGTTTGCGGAAGGCTGAATGTAGCATTCGTGACACCTGCATGATAACCAGTACCAACAGCAACAGTGGTAATACTAGAAACAAAACCACCGCATGAAGCGTTTTTCTGGTTTGCCGTATCCACACGAACAACCAAAAGGTTATTTGTATAACTTAAAAAGTTGGCAGCTGTAAAGAACGAACTGAATACATCTTGGTTAGAGTTTGGTTTACCGAAACGCTCTGCAAGTACATTCTCAGATGTTACGATTAGAGGATCCAATACTGGACCCCATTGAAAGACACCAGCAAAAGCACCTGGAGAGGTGGCAACTGATGGAATAATAGAGGTGAAGTCTTTCTCGACTACCGCTACTCCTGGACTTAATTGGAAAGGCATTGTAATTCTCCTTATTACACGTTATTCGCTTTGCTTGAGAAAAAGCAAACCCGATACTGTAATTTTATTTATGGTTTTCGGTTTTTTAGAAATTGGCTAAAACTTGTTCTTGAGCATCGTTTCCATCATTGAAGAAACCGAATGGCGTCAATTCACTTTCGATTGACTGAATTCGTTGTTCATACATAATGCTCCTCATATTCACATCATTTAAATCCTTGAAATATGGATTCGTAGTAAGCCACGAAAACAAAACAAGGGGCATAACTAAATCGTCATGGTATCCATCATCCGCAGAGTAAGATCCCTTTACTTCAATAAACGTAGTAATCTCAGAAATAACATCTGCATCTTGTATGAGCAGCTTATTTTCTTCAACCAACGACTTGAAGTTGGAACAGCCGATACGCTTAACCTTCTTATCGGTCTGAACACCCATCTGGGACTTACCACCACCAAATCCACCTGAGACTGTTTGTCCACCTGCGGATCTGTTCACGAATAATATATTTTCATACTCTAACTCTTGATAAAGAATTGCAGCGACTTGTTCGCTAGAATTAATCTCAATCAAAACATAAGCCATATTATATTCTTTTGCAATTTTAAAAATCACATTGGGATACAACATAGGGCTAATCTTGTTGTCTCTATATTTAGCTACCAGCTTATATGGCGATTCAGTAATATCGATTACCACAAAGGCAGAGTAATCACCGCCCACACCCTTGGCAGTGTCGGCAACTAAAACATAGGATCTTGGTTTAATTTCTCCATCACCCTTAACTGGTACTTCATAAACGTCCAATCCATTCAACGACTTAATCGGTGGAACATAGGACATTCTTGCAATGGTATCAGCATTAATAAGTGTAAGACTTGATCCAAGAAACTTACAAAGCACTTCTTGGTTATACTTTATATCGCCTAGTAAACGACGCTGAGTTTCTGCCCATGCTGCGTCACGTCCAGGTATTTCTGTATACGGTATAAACAAATTAACAAAACCATTTCTTCCTTGCTCAGCTTCATTCCAGAATTTCCAGAAGTGATTGTATCCAAGTGGGGTTGAACTTAATAAAATCTTGGTGGTTTCACCAGCAGAGATGGTAGGATAAACAGAAGTAAAAAACTGTTCAGCCACTGTGTTTGGAATAATTGCTGCCTCATCAACGTAAAGTAAGTTAACTGATTTACCACGAATACCAGAAGAGGTAGTTGCAGCTGTAAATACCTTTGAACCATTTTCCAATTCAATGTCACCTTTGTTCCATGTCGTCACACCTTGTTGAAGCCATGCAGGAAGATTTTCATACATCGTTTGATATCTATTTAGCACTTCTCGTGCTGCTGATGCCTTGTTTGCAAGTATAGCAACAGTCTTACTATCAAAGAACAACGTATACCAAAGGATGTAAGCAGCTGAGGTAGTTGTCTTACCTTGCTGTCGACCTTCCATGAGAATAACCTTGCGATTATTGTGAATAACATTTATTTTGTTAACTTGACATGGGTACAGATTAAACTTCTGTAGACCATGATCCAGCGTAACGATGTAGCAGTAGTTGCTGATAAAGTATACAGGATCTTCCTTACACTTTATAATCTCAAGAACTTGTTCCTGAGTGAATTGAACAGAGACTGCTGCAGCTTTAAGGTTGGGATTACTGTTATAGTATTTCGCCATGTTCCGCTTCTAGTTCATCTAACATCTTAAATATTTTATCGCAGGCAGTTGAGGTGTCATTTACCTTTAAAAGCTGCACAATATCAAAAACAAATCTTTGGTAATAGTATGGCCAAAAATCTGCTTGTTCTTTACCTGCAAGAATTTTAATATGCTTTACTATAAGATTTGAACGATGGTAGTACTCAAGCACTTTGGCTTCTGAAATGCTTGCTCTTAATTTTTGAAGAAGCAATACGTCTGCGTTATCGTGTGGATCTTCGTTGAACCATATGGAGTTATAGATTATGCAGTTATCTTCACGGGACAATGGTGCAGTGACGCAGTGTTCCATTTTGTCTGCGCCATGATCACGACAAACAGGACATGCTTCTCTGTCCTTTAAATATTGTTCAATTGTTATACCCATTACTTAACTCCTGCTAATAACCAGAATACACCGAAGGTAGCCCACATAACATACCCAAGAACTGGACTCTTAGTTGGCTCTGTTGTTTTTGTATACTTACCTATCATACGGCTAATCCACATACCAGTTTTCATTATTAAACGACCAGCTTTGTTATCTTCTTTTTCAACACCCATTAGAAAAGCCATGTGCTGCGCCCATGGTGTTGCAATTCTGCGTGCCCATGAAATTGCCATTGCACGTTGAGCATCGTTACGTTTTTGTTTATCGCGAATCCAAAACATACACTGTGGACCATCTTTGTCCATCCAATCAACTACCACTGATGCCCACTTGACATAACCATAGTAAGCATATGGATC